TTTACGGGTATAACTCGGATGTGTACGCAACCACGACCTACAACAAGATGTGGGCGGGTTCGTTTGACTATGTGTATGCTTTGAATAGCGATTGGCTGACCGATGCCGAATCCGAGTGGCTCATTGAGATGGTCCGAAGCGGGCAGGTATGGTTGGAATTGGACGGCCAACTTGTGGAAGCGGTGGTCAATGCGAACCAGTATCAATTTGTAACCAGACGGAATGACCGCCTCACGCAGTTGCAGATTGAGGTTGCGGTGGCCTATGACAATTCCATCCTATGAGCGTCACCCTAATCGCTTACCCGCTCAACGATAGCAACACCGAAGTGCCCTATGTGCTTGACACGATGGGAGGAACCGACATTGCGGTCACCTATTCTATTGGTGACATTGAGGATGTGACCAAGCAGCGGGGTAGTTTTAGCAAGACGATAACCCTTCCCAACACCCCGACGAATCGGGCCTGCTTTGCCTACGCCTATAACATCCAATCCTTTGTGGGTGGATTCCAACCGAACAAACGCATCCGTGCTGCTATGTGGGAGGATGGGGTGCAGGTGTTCAGCGGAGTCCTGCAGTTGCTATCAATGAGCAAGACCAAGGGAACCGTTACCTACGAGGTGGGCTTGTTCACCGATAATGTGTCCCTGTTTAAAGCCATTGAAGGCAATATGCTCGTCAACACGGCGGGCGTTACAGGAATGAACCACACGCCCACGAGTGGCCATGTGAGCGGCACTTGGACGGCATCGGGTGCGTTGAGCAGCGGGTATGTTTACGGAGTGGTGGATGCGGCGGGGTTCACGGACATCTTGAACCAAGGCGGCGGTTGGTTCCAAGCACCATGGTGGAGGCTCGGCCCCAGCATCTATGTCAAGAAGATGGTGGATTTGATATTCACGGAGGCAGGGTTCCGCTATTCCAGCACATTCTTTAACTCGTCACTATTCAACAAGTTGGTCATCCCTTACGCAGCGGGGACGATGCCTATCAATTTATCGGGGTCCAATATCCTTGCACAAAGCACGGGGAATGTCAATTTTATGGAAGATGCTAATACAACGATATTGTTTAGCAAAGACACCCCTGCACCGTTCTACGATAATCCTGGCTATTGGGTCGCATCGTCCAGCACCTTTGTTGCCCCAGCCGTGCCGACTCGTTGGAATGTGGATGTAACCCTGACTGTAAGCGGGAATTTTGCGGTCGGTGCAGGATTTACCTGCAATATGTCTATACGAAACATAACGGACTCAACTGACAATGCGGTCATCACAAACATAAACGCAAGGACTCAGCAGCAATTTATTGTCCGCTTTCAAAATGTAACCATCCCCGCCAATACGACGGCCAATATCGGTTTCGTGATAACCCAAGACATATCGGTATTACAAACGCAGTTCTCCATCCTTTCGGGGGCAACGGTCCAATGGACCTGCCTTGAGAACCCGCAAAGCATCGGGGTGCTGGATATGCGGACCGCACTCCCTGCCGATGTCAAGCAGTCGGACCTACTGCAAGACCTGCAAAAGATGTTCAACCTGCAATTCATGCCCGACCCGCAGGACCCCAAACTCCTGTACATTGAACCTTGGAAGGACTTCTACTCATCGGGTTCCTTGGACTGGACGCAAAAAGCGGATGAGAACGCAGAGCAGAACATCACCAACGGCGACCCCAACGCTTATACCAATGTCATGTTCAAGTACAAGGACATGGGTGACTATTTATCCAAAACCTACAAGCAGTCCTACCCTCTTGCAAGGGAAGGCTACGGCGGGCGAATCTTTAACACTTCCAACTTTTACGGCAAGGGGGATAAGGTGGTAGAAACACTATGCGGGACCTTGATACCCGCCTCGTTCAGCACGGACAAAATCGTGGGCAGGACTTGGGACATTGACGGAACGCTCGCAAGTGGAACGGTCAAAGCCCTGCAGACGGGCTACCGATTGGCGCAGTACAACTTGATTGAGGGGCAGACCGAGTGGGCCTATCAATACGGGGTCAGCGGGAACACGGCACTGTCCGTGGGAATCTTGCGGATGCCCTTCGTGTCCCACATTGACAATCCGTACGCCCCGAATGTGGACCTCGCCTTTGGTCAACCAAGGTTGGTGTATTACAACGCCGTGAACGCAAGCGGGTCGCCATACGCCTACACGAACAACAACCTCTACAACACCTATTGGCTGAACTACATCAACGAAACGGTGTCCCAAGAAGCATTGCAGTTGGAACTCACGATGATGCTATCCTCGGTGGACATCTACCAACTGGACTTCCGCAAGCCCATCTATTACGGCGGCATTCGTTGGCGGTTGCTGGAAATTCGTGACTATTTGGTCGGGCAGATGAAGCCCTGCCGTGTCACGCTCCGACGCATTCTGAACCTCACCGACTTTGCCGCAACCACGACGACCCCGCCTGCAAACGACCCGTCGGCCTTGTTTAATGGCCCGATTGACCCCGACCCTGTGGACCCAGGGTATGAAGCACCCGTAAACCCCGAACTACCCTCCGAAGGATAACCATGGCAGATGTAACTAAAGAGATTGCACTTGAGGTAAGCCTCAAGGATAGCACAAGCGCAGGAACGCAAAGCGCAAAGCAGCGTCTGCGTGAGATGCAGAAAGAATTGATTGCAATGGCCGAAGCAGGCCAGCAGGGGACCGACGCATTCAGGCGATTAGAACAAGCGGCAGGGGAACTGAAGGATGAAATCGGCGATGTAAATCAACGCATTAAAAACCTCGCATCCGACACCAAAAGGATTGACGCTTTTGTTGGTGCGGTGCAGGGCATAGCAGCAGGCTTCCAAATCGCTCAAGGAGCGGCGGCATTGTTCGGCGATGAAAATGAGGACTTGCAGAAAGCAATGCTCAAGGTGCAGGGGGCGATTGCTTTAGCCAACGGGGTGCAACAGGTGGCCAACCTATTGCAGAAGGAATCGGCGGTAATGATGGGAATCAATACGGCAGCGACCAAACTGTATGCGGCCGTTGTTGGTACTGCAACGGGTGCAATGCGAGCATTCAGGATTGCACTTGCGGCAACGGGTATCGGTGCGATTGTGGTTCTAATTGGTCTTGCTGCGGATGCGATGGGCTTGTTTTCAAGCAACACCAAAGAAGCGGCTAATGACCAAAAGAACTTGAAACGCTCCTTGGAAGATACCGCTGGAACGCTTGAGTACTATGAACGGAAACTCAAAGCCAACGGAGCAACCGAGGCAGACCTTGCCAAAATCCGCAGGAAGGCACTTGAAGCAGAAAAGGCTGAACTTGACCGCAAGTTGCAGGAAGATGTCGCTCGCTTTGGGGTCAAAAATGATAAGTACCAAACGGCTTTGCGCCAAGAGATTGAGTTGCTTGACATCAAAATCAAGGAAGAATCCAATATAATTAACCAAGCGGCAAGCACTCTATCAGCAGCAGAAAAGTCAAGAAGGGACAAAGCCAATGCCGATCGCAAAGCCGCCAGTGACAAAGCCATTGCAGATCGGATCGCAGAGAATGAACGCATCGCCATCCTTGCCGCTGCTGAACTTCAAGCGGAGGCCGATTCGGTGGCCTACGAGAAAGCATTGTTAGAGCAGCAGACCGCTGACTTCAACGCATTTGCAGAAGCCTACTTTGCCGAAAGCGATGCCATCCTTGAACACGACCGCAAGAATGCCGAAGAACGCAAGGCCATTGAGAAAGCCGTTGCCGATTACAAGGAGCAGGTCGTCTTTGATTCCGTTGCAGCCATCGGGCAGACGCTCTCCGCATTTGCAGGGGAAAACAAAGGCTTGGCCATTGCAGCCTTGGCAATTGAGAAAGGTGCGGCGATTGCTAATGTCATCGTAAACCTAAACAAAGAAATGGCGGCCAATGCGGTCATGGCTGCGGCCAACCCTGCGAATGTCGTGACGGCGGGAGCGGCGGGTATCGCACAACTCAAAGCGTTCAACACTATGGCCAAGATTCGTGCAGGCTTGCGGATTGCAGCCATTACGGCGGCAGGCATTCAAGCGGGCAAGGCCATCACAAGTGGTGGCGAAGGAGGCGGTGCGCCTTCACCTGCTGGACCGATGCCTTCGGGTGCGGGTGGGGCTGCTGCTCCCCCCATCTTCGCCAACCCCAACACGACCGACCTATCCTCCTTTGGGAACGGCCAAGGCCAAGGGATGCAACCCATGCGGGCCTATGTGGTTGAGCGGGACATTCAGCAGACGACCAGCAGGGTGCGACGCTTGTCCGAATTTGCAACATTAGGCTAACCGTTACATATCCCCACATGGAACTTCCCGTGTACCGAATGACCGTGGACGAAGTGGACGAAGGCGTGCAATTCGTGGCCCTCGTTGATATGCCCGCCATTGAGAAACCCTTCCAAGCCTTCGCCAAGACCCCGCAACGCTTCGCTGAAACGGGAGAACGCCGTGTGCTGACCGGGCCGCTCATGCTGGCCGATACGCCCATCTACCGGAAGGACGACACCTACGGGGAGTACTATGTCGTATTCGACAAAGCCACCATCCGCAAGATTGTCCAAAAATATTTCAAGCAAGGGAACCAGCACAATGTGAACGCCTACCACAACGCTGAACTCGATGGCGTGTTCATGTTTGAGTCCTACATCACCGACACCGAGCGGGGCATCCTTGCGCCCAAAGGCTACGAGGACACCCCCGACGGGTCTTGGTTCGGGTCCTTCAAAGTGGAGAACAACGAGGTGTGGGAGAACCGCCATGCCTTCAAAGGTTTCTCCGTGGAGGGCTTGTTCGGCATGAAGAACACGGGGACTGAACTGGAGGTCGCACTTGCGGGCCTCGCAGACGATTTGACTAACTTTTTGCAACATATCCAACCTCAATACAAATCCCAATAACATGAACCTAAAATCAGCCATTGATACTTTGCGGACTGAACTCCGCAAGTTCACAACCCAAAAGCAAGCCTTTGCCGACTACAAGTTGGTAGATGGTACTGTTGTCCGTGTGGACGGCGACCTCGTTGCAGGAACCGCCGTGTATGTCATCACCGAGGACGAAACCCTGCCCGCTCCTGATGGCGAGCATCAAGTGGAAGGCGTTGGTGTCATCAAAACCGAAGGTGGCAAAATCACCGAAGTCGTCGTGGCCGAAGCCCCAGCACCTGCCGAAGAAGTCGCCGTTGCCGCAGAGATAACCCCCGAAGTTGCGGGTGAAGTGGTGAGTGAAATCGCCGAAGGTTATCCAATGGTGGATCCCGCCATGGTGGAAGAAATCGTCAAGAAGCACCTCGTCAGCATCATGGAGGAACTGAAGGCCGCCTACACCGAGATGGGCAAAATGAAGGACAAGATGGCCGCCTTTGCCAGCCAAATGGAAACCATGACCGACATCGTAGAAAAGGTCGCAGAACTCCCATCGGAAGCCCCCAAGCCAACCGCATCCGCAATCGTGGAGCAACGGAAGGCATCAGCCGCTCAAAACTTTGCGGCCATCGCACAATCAATCCAAACTCTTAAAAACTCCAAATAACCTTAACCCCCTAAAAACAAAATCATGGCATTTTCTTTCGGAAACCTTTCAGCCTACACCGACCAACAAAGGCTGCCCCTCATCACCAAAGCGGTCTTTGCCGCTCGCTCTGCTGCCCTGTTCACCAAGCAGGTGGGCATCAAGTCAGCCGCCGCCCTCAACCTAATGGACACCGATGCAAACATCGGGTCAGGAACCGTCTGCGGTTGGTCTGCAACAGGCAACACGACCTTCAGTCAGCGTAACATCACCGTCGGCGTGATGAAAATCCAAGAGGCTCTTTGCCCTCGCTCGCTGGAACAGTACTGGATGCAGTCCCAGTTGACTGCTGGCAGCCAATACGACGGCGTTCCATTTGAGCAAGCGTTCAGCGAGCAGAAGGCTCTGCGTATCGCCGAAGCCTTGGAAACCGCCATTTGGCAGGGTAACTCCTACTTCAGCGGTGTAAACCAGTTGCTGAACGCCGCATCGGGTTCTACCGTTCTTGCCAACGCTTCCAGCACCACTTGGAATCCAGTATCGGCTTCCGTTGGTATTACGACTTCCAATGTCATCAGCATCTTTGACAAGGTTTACAACGATATCCCACAGGCTATCTTGACCCGCAACGACCTCGTAATCTTCTGCGGATGGAACAACTTCCGCACCTTGATTGGAGCCTTCAAAGCCAACACTGGTGTGATGTATAACCAGGTTGACCTCCAAGGTTTGGCCGATGGTGACATTGTTTACCCAGGCACAAATGTCCGTGTAGTTGCCGTCCCAGGTTTGACTTCTACCAACCGCATCGTCTGCACCTACCTCGGCAACCTGTTCTACGGAACCGACTTGCTGAGCGACGAGGAAAACTTTGAGTTGTGGTACTCCAAGGACAACGATGAAGTCCGCTTCCAAGCCGCCTTCAAAGCAGGTGTGCAGTTTGCGTATCCCGACTTGATGGTTGACTTCAAACTGGCCTAAGTGTAAGGGGGGAGGGAAACTTCCCCCCGCTTTTTTAGTCTAACATAACCCTCTAAAAATACACTATGTCTTGTTCCTTAACTACGGGCTACGCCCTCGGATGCCGTGACGCCGTCGGCGGTATCAAAACTATTTATGTCCAAGCGTTGAACGCTACAGGCTCCGTGAACACGAACGGCAGCGGCTTGGTAACTGGATTCACGCCTGCCTCGGTATCGGGGTCTTGGTTTGAATACGACTTGACCAAGGCGACCTCTTCAATGACGGAAACGCTGAACGCAAGCACCGAAAACGGCACTTTGTTCTACACGCCCGAAGTGACTTTCACCATCAACAAGTTGCAGACCTCCGTCCGTAATGAGTTGCGCTTGTTGGCTCGGAATCGCCTCTTGGTCATCGTCCTTGACAACAACGGACGCTATTGGTTGCTTGGTGCTGCGAATGGCTTGGAAGCCTCCGCTGGAACCGCTGGAACTGGTACTGCATTCGGTGACCGTTCAGGCTACGAAATGACGCTGACGGGTATGGAACCCGATGCAATGCTGAACATCGCAGCCGCAACTTTCTCCGCTTCCACGACCCAAATAAGCGGTTCGTAAGTATCTTTGACCTGCGGGTTCTCATACTCCCGCATGGTTTAGTGGTTAGGGCCATCTCTCACGGGGTGGCCCTTTTTTTTTGTACCTTTGGGCATGAGAATTTGCATCGTTTACAACGCCCATCCGACGGGGTGTTCCTTCTACCGCTTGGAGATGCCAAACGCATATCTTGGCGACAACTTCACGGAGTTTGACTATGTGTGCGTGGACAACATTGCCAATGTCAAAGATGAGGACCTAAAGACGGTTGATGTGTGGTTATTTAATCGCTTGTGGTGTCAAGGTACACTTGAGCAAATTCGCAATGTCTACAAGGCTCTGACGGCGTTTGGGGCGAAGGTGATACTTGACCTTGACGACTACTGGGTTTTGGAATCGGGACACATTATGTATCGGCACTATTTGTCCACGAAATTGGACGAGCAAATCCGAGAACACATCCGACTTGCTGACCATGTGACCACCACCACCGAACACTTGGCGCAGAAGATACGCCTGCTCAACAAGGCCGTGACCATCCTGCCGAATGAGCCGTACGAGGCTTATCAGCAGTACCTCCCCGACACGAATGCCGAACCCGAACCGCACCTGTTCAAAATCGGGTGGTTTGGCGGGGCGCAGCACCAAGAGGACATTGCTTTGGTGGAACACTCCTTCAGCCTGCTGGCTCACGACAAGTCGCTGGACGGGAGATACAAGATTTACCTGGGCGGGTGGAATGATGGGAACGCCGTCTATGATGACTACGAAAAGATGCTCTCCTGCCGTGGCTTGAACAAGAATTACGGCCGCATCCAAGCGGCTGACATCTACTCCTATGTGGGCGGGTACAACTTCATCAACGCCACCATCGCACCCCTGCGTGATACCAAGTTCAACAGGCTGAAAAGCGAACTGAAGGTCGTGGAAGCGGGCTGGATGGGCAAGGCAATAATTGCAAGCGAAACCATCCCCTACACCGACATTATCACCCACGGCCACAACGGTCTGCTCATCCCATACGGGAAAAAAGACGCTTGGTACAAGGCGGTAAGGAAGTTCGTCAACGAACCCGACTACGCCAAGGGACTGGCCGTGCAGTTGTCCAAGGATGTGCGTGAGCGCTTTGACATCAGCAAGACGGCCGAGCGGAGGGCCGAACTCTACCGAGCCATCGGGCGCAAATTGTGAAATTCGGGCGCATCCTACATTTAGGGGTAGAGTGATTTACCTATCCCCCAA